ATCTACTATAGATGCCTAATCATTTTTTAGCGGCGGGAGTCTATGGGTGTGTCTATTACCCAGGTTACACGTGCAAGGGTATTCCCATGAAAAAGAAAAAATGGGTGTCGAAATTGACCTATCAAAATGAAAAAACCTCGGCGGAGATAGAAATCGGAGGTCTTTTAAAACAGATCCCCGATTACCATGCCCATTTTATCGTGGCGGAAAATTCATGCGTGATTCCTTACAAATCTTTGACCCAGATGAAAGAAGGGTGCGACCTCATTAAGAAAGGCGAATCTTACGCGTTAATCTATTCTCGATTTGCAACCTCCATGGAATTGTATGAATATTTGCAAAAAAATAATCGGTTTATTCGTATCCCACGTTTCTTTTTTCAATTGTGCGATAGTATTGAACTCATGTTGGAGAAAAATATCATTCATCATGATATGCATTTTTCCAATATCTTGTATTCCAAAGATACGTCTAACTTGTTGGTCATTGATTTTGGATTGGCTATCAATGCAACCCGTTTCCATGATCACACTTATCTCAAAGAAGTCTTTTTTAGGTATATGCCCGAATGGAATTGGTATGCTCTAGAGATTCATGCGCTTACTTACTTGGTCCATCACGGTCCCCTTACCGAACAGGTCGTACAACATATGATCCACACCTATTTGGAAAAGCATCTCGTGTATAACGCTTATCCACTCGTTCGCGCAAAATACAAGAAAGAAGCGGAAGATTTTTTCTTGTCGATGATTCATTGGACCCGTGAAGAATGTATCGAATACTTGTTGACGTTTTGGAAAACATGGGATTATTATGAGACTGCGCTAAGATTTTTATATCTCTATTCCGAAAATAAGATTAACTATCCCGCCTATGTGGAACATTTGGTGACAATGGTTTACGCAAATCCAGAAAAAAGACCAAATGTCTTAGAACTACGAAATGCACAAAAAAGAGTCATTCAATCGTTTGATCTTTCCGAGTCGCGCACCTCGTATCAACCCACAGACCAATCCCTGGTCATGTTAAGTTTCGGAAAAAATTGATCAGGGTTTAAATACTTATTTCTATGTATACTTACAACATGGTGAAGAATATGACCGGTGGCAAAAAGAGCAAACAGGCGGGACGCAAGACCTTTACCCAAAGCAAGACCGTCTTGTCTACTTCTCCGATGGAAGTCTACGGGATTGTGGTCAAAATGATGGGGGGTAAGATTTGTGAAGTGAAATGCCAAGACAATGTGGTCAGACTGTGTCATATCCGCGGAGTGTTCAGCGGAAAAAACAAAGGATCTAACTTTATTCGTCCAGGACAGTGGGTCCTGGTTGGATTGCGAGAGTGGTCTACCGAAAAACAACACTGCGACTTGTTGTGTTTGTATACAGACCGAGAGAAAGAGAAGATTTTGCAAACCGACAATTTGGATATTTTACAAACAGAGGATCATCGTATGAATCAGATTGATCCTGATATGGAATTGATGATCACCGATATTGATTTTGAAGATATATAATCTTAATGCATGATTAATGCATGACTTTATAATTTTTAATGAATCTTAAGGGTTTTTCGTCCGGTCATTTCGGCGCGTTTTGTTTTTCGGCGCTGTTCGCACCCCATCCAAATAAACACGGAATTATGATGTTGGAATAATTCAGGACTTTTTGGAAAGGGTATAGATTCGACTTGAGTATGGTTATGAAAATAACGTTCTTGAGAGTCAGACACCTCTGCAAACTTGGTCAAATCGGTCTCGTCAAACCGAAAACTATAAATACTCGTCACATGGAATCGTCTTCCTCCTTCCGTTCGGTTTTTTACAATCTCGTCGTTCAAGGTTTCTCTCGGTAAAACACCGTTCTTTAATTCAACCGTAATTCGTTTGTATTCTTCACAGTTTCCTTGCAAGACATAAAAAAAATAGAGATGGATAAATTTATTCTCTACATAGTCAAAATACTGATCTTCGCATAAAGACTTGATCTTTTTAATTTCTTCTGTGTTTGTGATCTCCATAGACGTGGGTAGATTCATTAGTAAAAGAAAATAATTTAAATATCGGGTTCAAACTCATCCTCTTCGTAATCCTCTGTTAGGACATCTTCTTCTTCTTCCTCTTCCTCTTCGGATTCTGATTCAGACCATTCTTCAGGAGATTCGTAATTTGGATCATAGACCCTTCGCACGTTTTGTTGTTTCTCCAACCGACAACACATGTCCCATAGACGTTTCTCTTGAATCTCTTTGTCTCGGGTCTCTTCTTCCGCGACTCGTTCTTCTAGAGTTAGACTATCGATCATTCCTTTCTTGGTCAAAAGGACCGTTCCCCATTTCATCTTTTTCACCTTCTTTTTCTGAATTGCATTTTTAAACAAGGATGCAAAATTCATTTTGATTTTTGTCTCAGGTTTCATGTCCTGTGGTTTGGAAACAGGGTTGGGTTCCGGGTTGAGGGCAGGAAACTCATCCTTCTCCTGAACCTTTGAAACCCGTTTCTGTGGTGGTCGGTAAGTCATTTTCTTTCTTTCTTTATATCCTCATTAAGTATTTAAACCCTGTTCAATTTTATTTCATTATGTTATGGATGACGTCAATAAAGCAATGATGAAGAAATACCCCATTGAAGACATGAAGGAATCGCCTTTTTACTTTCCCAAAGAACCCGAACCTGTATTAAGACAATTGATCTTTCTGTTACAATATTTACTTTCCAGAGGATATACTCTTTCGGTCATCTGTCCAAGTGATTTTGTCTTCCGAGACAAAGTCTTGTTTTTAAAAAAGGATCGCCATCTCGTGGAACTCTCGGAGGGACATTTCGTCCATACCTCCCATGCAAAATGTTTTGCACCCGCCATGCTTCAAGAAGGACGAAATGGATTGGACATGACCTATGCCTCGGTAGGGTTATTCGCTTATTATTTATGGACGCGTAAAAAGAAAAGTCAACTGACGGAGATGGATTACGGTAAATTAAAAGGAACCAAAGTATACTATTTTATCAGGAATACATTAGAGAAAGACCCTATTCTCTTTTATCTATAATTATAATCTCTCTCTATGTAAATGTCCTTAACTACATTGAAACGAAAGACAGACGGGTCCTATCATGTATCTGGTGGACCTTTTAAATACGGTGGGAAAGGGTATGTGAATCGAATCTCCTCCGGTAGACCCGCCTTTTCACTCAACGACCCGAGACGAGTGAGCGCTCACTCAGGCGAACCGAGTCTACAAACACGGATGCGCGGTTTAGGATACAAGGGACATGGAGGACAGTATGGTTCTTTCACGATCAACCCGGTTCGTAGCACCTATCAAAATAATTATGATCCGTATGATGTTGCTCGTGTCATGCGCCCGAAACAGGTATGCGAATGCCCCGTGGTTCAGCGCATGACTCCTTTGGACGACGAGACAAAGTTGCAAGAATTGGAGGCGTATATTTTGAAAAAGGAGTTCTGTGAAAAAAATACAAAGAAAAGTGGGTCTTGCACGCCAAACTGCAACGGGACCTTTGTTCAGAGTAAACAAATGGATTACGATCAGTATTTGCGAACAAAACACACACCCCTTCCGCGTGGAAAAGAACATTATCCACCGATGGTTTCGCGAAACAGCACCTTTACGAGTGTGCCGAACTTTTCTTTCTTTGATTTTGTCCAGAGATTGGCGTGTAAATAATATATCATGATACAATATGTCCATAAAACTGTATTTCAAAAAACGAAACTGGACACGAAAATCATGGTCCGATTTTAAAGAAAACCTGCATCATTATTTAACCCCGGAGGAACACGCGGCGTTGCCTGTTCAAAATGAATTGGATACGTTTAAACCTGCGATTCGTCCTACCTTGAAGGTGAAAGACTCGGTCACGGTGCCTCGATCTTGGATTCAGAAAATCTCTCGAGAAATACGAAAGGAAGTTCATCCTCATTTTTTTATGTTTAAAGAAGATCCCCTGATTCGCGGTAAAAAAGATGTTCAGACGAGTTATTTACAATTGTATAGAACCAGTTGCGAGAAAAACATTGTGTTGGATTTACCGAAATTTGCAAAACGGTTTCCTTATTTTCATGTAGCGACCAAGGAACTCAGTCCTTCCGGAGACAAATGGTTATTGTCGATTGATTTTATTGGAAGTCGGGTCTATCATTTGTTTCTTAAATCCATGTATTCCGAAAACTATACCGAAATTAAAATTCCAAAGAAGAAAATGATTCAAACCAGTCAGTTGTTGGCGAACGAGCGAACTTCCGCAGAACAGGCGATCTGGTTGGACGATGAGCGTATTTTATACGTGACCCTCAATCGTCATTACAATGATTCCGGTATTTATCTGTATGATCTGAAGACCCAAAAACACAAACGTATCTATCAAGGAAATGCAGAAACCTTTCTTTCTATGAATACCGTGAGTAGTGGATTGTTTTTATTGATTTCTTCGACCGATTACCATAGCGAAGAAGTGCTTTTGATGGATCTCGATTCCTTAAAGGTCACTCCTTTTGTCTCACGCAAGTTTTCTGTGACGTATCCGTTGATCGATCACCAAAACGGAACATGGTTTGTTTGTAAAAAAGAAAAGGGGATCGATACAATTGCAACCACGACGGATTGGAAACACTGGACGGTTCTGTATCAAAACAAGAATCCAGAGGAACAGATTCTAGAAGTCAAATACGAGAAAGATGTATGGTTTTTTACGTTGGAGACATTGAAGGGTCTTTGTCTCTATGTCTTGAAATGTGGAAAGATCACGTTGATCGAAAAAAGTTTTGATTATTATGGATTAAAACAAGTCGTGGACGGTCGGTTTATGGTCCATCGAAATAAATATACTTGTCCGTATAAACCCATGGCAATTGTCTTGGACACTTTAAAGGTGATTGCACCGCCCATGGAACCCCGTTACCACGAAGAAGAAGTCTTTATTCATTCGCATTTACGCGTGACCTTGATGTATAAAACCAAGAAAAGGGGTCCTAGTCCTTGTCTGTTACGTGGATATGGCGCCTACAATACCTATGAACATCCAAGCGAATCCCCTTTTTATTATCCTTTATTAGAACGCGGGTTTGTGGTGGCAATTGCACACTTGCGCGGTGGAGGTGAATATGGATACAAGGGTTACGCCGATGGACGTATGATGCATAAAAAGAATACCTTTGAAGATTTTATCGAGACCGCGCATTATTTGATCGATCAAAAATGGACCACCCGAGACAAACTTGCCATTTGGGGGCGTAGTTGCGGGGGACTTCTTGTCTCGGCAGTCTTGAATCA